AATTTTACTAATAAACCAACTATACCAACAAATAATAACCAGTTAACAAATGGTGCTGGTTATACATCAAATACAGGTACAGTAACCTCAATCGCAACTGGAACTGGACTAGACGGTACATTTACGACTTCAGGTACTATTACTTTAGATTTATCTGAACTAACAGATATGACTGGTGCAATTGATGCATCAGTTGATGAAATTATAATGTTAGATAATGGAGAGGAAAGAAGAAAGAGATTTAGTGAAATCTTCGGGAGTAATGCCTACAATTCTACTACTATACCAACTAACAACAATCAGTTAACAAATGGCGCTGGTTATATTACTGACGGTAATACAAACTGGAATAACAGTTATGGATTTATAACTGCTTCAGACTCAAGTATTACTAATAAACTACCTTTAGCTGGTGGAACAATAACTGGTGGGTTAACTATATCGGGTTCAGTAGACTCTGGCGCCAGTAATATGGGTTTCTATGAAAGTGCAGGAACAAATTTAATACTAAAAGGCGATACAAATGGCCGTAGTGGTATTTTCTTTGAATCCGAAAAGGACGGCACTAATATTAATGACCCATCTGATTATGGATTTATCCAATATCATCCTTATGGATATGGTGGTACTTCAGGCGAACATGCAGACTTTGTAATTGGTGTTTCAAATGACTCTGCTGACCATGTTATTATTCAATCTCCATATAATGGAGGCGTAAAGGTTGGTTATAAAGATGCGACTAGTGGGACTGGCCTAACTACTCAAACTATATTCCACGACGCTTATCATCCAAATGCTGATAAGTGGACAACGGCCAGAAGTCATACAGTTACTTTAACTGGTGATGTAACTGGTACTGCTACTCAATCAGTTGATGGTACGGGTAATAAGACATGGTCAATCACTACTGCAGTAGGAAATAACTCTCACCAACATTCTCAATTATACGAAAATGGAATTATAGATTTTGGTGCTTCTTATGTACAATGGACAGACCAAGCCGGAAATGGAGGCACTGGTATGGATGGTGCTGCTCCAAGAAATCCTGCTGATGGTTGGTATCATAATTTAATTATGAATCATGGTAACAATAGTGGATATTATTCTCAAATTGCAACTGGATTAAATACAAGCGATATATACTTTTCAAGAGTTATGGGTGGGTCTGCTCAAGCTTGGCAAAGAATTTTTGCAGACGACTATCATCCAAATGCAGATAAATGGACTACTGATAAAGCCTTTCTTATCAATTTAACTGGCGCAGTCACTGGTAATGCAACTGTGCAGGTTGATGGTAGTTCAAATGAAACTTGGTCAATTTCTACTTCTTTAGCTAGTGGAGATTTTGGATCTAATAATATTGCTACAAGTGGGTATATAGAAACAAACGGATATTACCATGATGGGGATGGCAATACTGGAATGGTCTTTCCGGGAGTTGATCAAATCGATATCCTAGCTGGTGGCACTACTATGATGAGGTTCCGTCAAGAAGATACTAACACAGATTATATTTCAATGTTTGGAGCTTCTGTTTCTGGTGAATTCTTATTTTATGACAATGGTAATTTTCATGCTGATGGTAATATTACAGCATATTCATCTAATACAGCTTCTGATATTAGGTTAAAGAAAAATGTTAGACCTTTAGAAAATTGCTTAGATAAAGTACTGAGCTTAGATGGTGTAATATTTGATTGGAAAAAAGATTCTAGAGGTAAAGATCAAGTTGGTTTTATAGCACAACAAGTTGAAGAGCATGCTCCAGAATTAGTAAGTATTAGTGAAGATAAAGATATTGGAGAGGTTAAAACTGTTAATTATGATGGAGCTATTCCAATGTTAGTAGAAGCTCTGAAAGAGCAACAAAGTATTATAAATAGATTAGAGAGTCGTATAAAAGACTTAGAAGACAAAGGATAAACACAATGGCAAAACCAAATAGTAGAAGCACATTAATTGACTATTGCATGAGATCGTTAGGAGCGCCTGTAGTAGAAATTAACGTTGACGAAGATCAAGTCGAAGATAGAATTGATGAAGCGTTACAGTTTTATCAACACTATCATGCTGATGCTATTGAAAAGGTTTTTTTAAAGCATCAAATAACATCAGATGATATTACTAATGGCTATATAAGTATACCAGATTTGGTTACTGATGTAGTAAGAATATTTCCATTAAGAGATAGTATTTCTGGTGACTCAATGTTTGATGCTCAATATCAAATGCATTTAAACGATGTATATTCAATGGGATATATGGGATCATTAGTAGAATACTCTATGGCTAAACAGTGGCTAGCTTTATTAGATATACTTGTTGATTCTAACGACAAGCATATTAGTTTTGATAGACATAAAAATAGTCTAAGAATTGACATGGATTGGTCTAAAGAAGTTTCAGTTGATGATTACATTATTGTTGAGTGTTATAGAATATTAGATCCAGAAACTTATACTGATGTTTATAATGATTATTTTTTAAAGCGATATGCAACTGCTTTAATTAAACAACAGTGGGGTGTTAACCTTTCTAAATTTGAAGGTATGGTAATGCCAGGCGGAGTAACTTTTAATGGTAGACAAATTTTAGAAGATGCTAAGGAAGAAATCGATAAATTAAATGAAGAAGTCAGATTAAACTGGGAACAACCAGTAGACTTCTACACGGGGTAATAAATGCCTAGAAGCGTATACTTTTCACAATCAGTTGCCTCAGAGCAGTCTGTTTACGAAGATCTTATAATTGAATCTCTTAAAATATATGGACAAGACGTTTATTATATTCCTAGAAATTTAGTTAGTAGAGATACAGTCTTAGGAGAAGATAAAGCTTCTAGTTTTGACGATGCTTATATGATTGAAGCATACATTGAAAACCCAGAAGGATTTGATGGGTCAGGAGATTTATATCAGAAGTTTGGTCTTGAAATACGAGATGAAGCTACATTTGTTATTTCTCGAAGACGCTGGACTAATTTAGTAGGTGTGTGGAATAATACTGTAGAAACTATAAGACCAATGGAAGGTGATCTTATATTTTTACCAATGACAAATAAGTTTTTTGAGATCTCGTTCGTTGAACATGAACAACCATTTTATCAATTATCTAATTTACCAGTTTATAAACTTAATTGTAGCTTGTTTGAATATAACGATGAAGATTTTGATACTGGTGTTGATGCTATTGATATAACAGAAATTAAGAATGCATATCAAGTTCCAATTACGGTAAGTTTAACTGGTGGTAATCATTTTGAGCTTGGAGAAACTGTAACTCAAGTAATTACTACAGATCCAGCTGTTAGCGTTTATGGAACTATACAAACTATAAGTAAAAACTCAGATATTGCGGCAAAAATTGGAGTTTCTAACATTGGAGTTACTGGTTCAACTGAAGCTAAAGACTTTATTATTTCAGATACTTTAGGATTAACTGGTAGTAAATCTGGAAATACTTGTTTTGCAATATCTATAGATGATGTTGCTGATAATACAACATTTGCAAATGATGGAGCTGCAAGCAATAATGCGTTTGAAATAGAAGCTGATGGATTCTTAGACTTTACAGAATCTAATCCATTCGGTGATCCTTCGGAGACTTACTAATGTTTGGTAATCATTTTTATCATGCTACAATGAGAAAGGCTGTGGCCGTTTTTGGAACTTTATTTAATGACATAAGTGTTATCAGACAAGATGGTAATGGAAATGTTCTTAATCAAATTAAAGTTCCTTTAGCATATGGGCCGAAGCAAAAGTTTTTAGCTAGACTTGATCAAAATACTAATAGTGATGCTTCAATGGCTATTAAGCTGCCGAGAATGGCTTTTGAAATCGTGTCATTGGATATTGATTCTACTCAAAAACTAGGTAAAAGAAATGTTATTAGCGAAAATCATGCTACTGATTCTACAAAGAAAAAGACTTTAAAACAACAAGTTGCATATAATATTAATATGTCGTTACACATTTTAGCAAAGAATCAAGATGATGGACTACAAATAGTAGAACAAATTCTACCTTATTTTCAGCCAGAATATACAATTTCTATAACACCCGTTGATAGTTTTCAATATAAACAAGATGTTCCAATTGTATTGACCGGAGTTACTATTAATGACGATTATGAAGGTGATTTTCAAACAAGAAGAGTTTTAGCCTATCAATTAGATTTTACAATGAAAATGAAGTTTTTTGGACCAACATCAAATCAAGGTATTATTAGAGAAATAAACTTTGATTTTAATGCTGATCCAGGTGGAGCTAATATTCTAGAAAATATGGATTTCACTATAACACCAGCTGATGCGGATGAGGATGATAACTATACAGTTAACGTAAGTATAACATAGGTACATTATGGATAAATTAGAAAAAATGCAGGCAAGCCTGAATAAGAACTTGCCAGAGAAAAAAGATAAAAACTCTCCCACTGTCTTGACTAAGGATCAAACTGAAGTTAAAGATGACTATGAGTATTCAAGAAAAACATATAAAGATCTTATTGATACTGGAGTAAAATCCTTAGATGTCTTAGCAGAACTTGCTAGAGAATCTGAGCATCCAAGAGCGTTTGAGGTATTATCTAAAGCTATAAAAGATATTGGTGATGTTACTGATAAGCTTATGACGCTTCAAAAAAATAAACAAGATCTTGCTGGAGAATCAGCAAGCAAAAAGACTACAACTAATAATAACTTGTTTGTTGGTAGTACAACTGATTTACAAAGATTATTCGCTAAAGCAGATAAAGAAGCGAAGGAAAAAATTATAGATGTCTCTGAGAAAGAATGATGACGGCTATATGGGCAATCCCAATGTAAAACGGGATGGCGTAGAAGCTGAATTTACAGAAGAACAGATTAAAGAATACAGAAAATGTATGATGGATCCATCATATTTTGCGAGAACATACCTTAAAGTTATTTCTCTTGATGATGGCTTAGTTCCATTTAATCTTTATAAATACCAAGAAAATATGTTTAATCATTTTAATGAGAATAGATTTTCTATTGTATTGGCGTGTAGACAGTCTGGTAAATCTATTGCTGCTGTTGGTTATTTACTCTGGTACGCGTGTTTTCATTCAGAAAAAAATATTGCGATTTTAGCAAACAAAGGTGCTACTGCAAGAGAAATGCTAGCGCGTGTTACTCTTATGTTAGAGAATCTACCATTCTTTTTACAGCCAGGTTGCAAAGCTTTAAATAAAGGTTCGATTGAATTTTCGAATAACTCGAAGCTCATTGCATCAGCAACTTCTGGTAGTTCTATTCGTGGTTTATCTATCAACTTATTATTTTTAGACGAGTTTGCATTTGTTGAAAATGATGCGCAGTTCTATACATCAACATATCCTGTAGTTTCATCTGGTAAAGATACTAAAGTTATTATCACATCTACAGCTAATGGTATTGGTAATGTCTATCATAAAATATGGGAAGGTGCAACGACTTATGTTAATGAATATAAAGCATTTAGAGTAGATTGGTGGGATGTTCCAGGAAGAGATGATGTATGGAAAGCTCAAACAATTGCTAATACTTCAGAGCTGCAATTTGATCAAGAATTTGGAAATAACTTTCATGGACGTGGTAATACATTAATAGATGCTGGAGATCTTTTGGCGCAAAAATCTCAACGGCCTATGTCATTTAATGAACATCTATTTATGTATGAAAAGCCAATCGAAGGCCATCACTATGTAATGACTGTTGATGTATCTAAAGGCCGAGGCCAAGATTATAGTACATTTACGCTTATCGATACTTCAGTTAATCCATTTAAACAAGTTTGTGTATTTAGAGATAACAATATATCGCCTATGCTATTACCAGATATATGTTATAAGTATGCTATGTTATACAATGAAGCATATATAATTGTTGAGTCAAATGATCAAGGTGCTGTTGTTTGTAATGGATTATATTATGATTTAGAATACGAAAATATGTTTGTAGAATCACAAGTAAAAGCTAATTCAATTGGTGCTACAATGACTCGAAGAGTAAAAAGAATTGGATGTTCAACGCTAAAAGATTTGATCGGACAAAAGAAATTACATATTATTGACGCTGAGACTATTGGTGAGATGTGTACATTTGTAGCTAGAGGTAATTCATTTGAAGCTCAAGCTCCTAATCACGATGATTTAGTTATGAATTTAGTTATGTTTGCTTGGTTTACTTCAACTGATATATTCCAAGGGTTAACTAATATTGATATGAAAAATTTACTATATAAAGAGCAATTAAAGGCTATTCAAGATGATATGTTACCCTTTGGTATTATTAATGATGGTAGTAACTCGCACGTAGAAGGCGTTGGCGATGGAGAAGGTAATGTTTGGTTTGAAGATCCAGATTACGATCCACTAAAAAAACAGTTAATGTAACCTTAGAATCTTTATTTATATAAATAATATTGATTGAATATAACCGTATTATGAAAACTTATTAATAACTCAATTTGAGAGGACACAACAATGGCATTTCAAGTATCACCAGGCGTCCAAGTCAAGGAAATTGACGCATCGGGCGTAATACCTGCCGTATCAACCAGTATTGGTGGATTCGCAGGGTCTTTTAATTGGGGTCCAGTCGAAGAAGTTCGCACGGTTAGTTCAGAAACAGAATTAGCTAGCATCTTTGGAACACCAGATTCCGAAACATTTAAGTACTTTTTAACAGCAGCATCATTCCTAAAGTATGGTAACGCTCTTAAAGTAGTACGGGCAGCATCAGGTCACTTAAACGCGACCGACGGTACTGCTAAACTAGTCAAAAACGAAGATCATTATGATTCTTTAACTCATGATGGCACCTTTATTGCTAAATACCCAGGTAAACTAGGTAACTCGCTTAAGGTAACAATCTGTCCAGCTGATGCTACAGCTTGGGCAGCATTTAACGAAGCAGGAAGCTTCGATGGTGCACCAGGAACTTCCGATTATGGAACTTTAAATGGATACACTAACGACGAATTACACATTGCTGTTGTAGACACAACTGGCGCGTGGAGTGGAACTGCAGGGACTGTTCTAGAAACTTTCCAATTTGTATCGCAGGCTTCAGAATCTAAGAAGTCTGATGGTCAAAGCAACTATTATAAAGAAGTAATCAATAGAACATCCAGTTATGTTTACTGGACTGGTCATCCAACAGCTTTAACTACTGCTGGTAGTAATCCAGTTGATGATCCGGCCACAGAAGGGACAGATGAAGGAGTAGCATTTGTAACCGGTACAGCTGTAATTTCAGCCACAATGGCTGGTGGTACTGATGATAACGAACCAACAACTGGCGAAATTAGTAACGGATTTGATCTATTAGCTGATGCTGAAACGATTGATGTTAACCTTTTGTTTGCATATCCTGATGTTGATAGTTCTAAGACTATCGCTGATAAGCTTATCAGTATCTGTAATACTAGAAAAGACTGTATGGCATTTGTATCTCCTCCAATCGATGACTCAGTTGGAACCGATACTCCGGCTGCTGATGTTAAAGAATGGGCTGATACTCTTCCTTCAACTTCATATGCATCTACTGATTCTGGTGCTGTATACGTATACGATAAGTATAATGATGTATACCGTTGGTTAGGAGCTGCTGGTCTTTGTGCTGGTCTTTGTGCCAATACAGACGATGTTGCTGATGCTTGGTTCTCTCCAGCTGGTGTTAATAGAGGTCAACTTTTCGGAGTTACTAAACTAGCATACAATCCTAAGAAAGCTGATAGAGATACTCTCTATAAAGCAAGAGTTAATCCTCTCGTTTCTTTCCCTGGACAAGGTACAATGCTATTTGGTGATAAGACACTATTAAGCAAGCCTAGTGCATTTGATAGAATCAATGTACGAAGACTGTTTATCGTATTGGAAAAAGCAGTTGCTACTGCAGCTAAAGCTCAACTCTTTGAATTCAACGACGAATTTACAAGAGCTCAGTTTAGAAATATGCTTGAACCATTTATGAGAGACGTAAAAGGTAGACGTGGTATGACAGACTTTAGAGTCATTTGCGATACTACTAATAACACTGGTCAAGTAATTGACGCTAATAGATTTGTTGCTGATATCTTTATCAAGCCTTCAAGATCTATTAACTTCATAACACTTAACTTTATTGCAACACGAACCGGAGTCGATTTCTCAGAAATCGCCGGTAGTTAATTAGGAGAAGAAAAATGGCAATTTTAGGCGTAGATGATTTTAAATCCAAGCTAGTAGGTGGTGGTGCACGTTCTAACATGTTCAAAGTAACATGTAACTTCCCTGCTTATGCTCAAGGTGATGTTGAACTTTCTTCTTTCATGATTAAAGGCGCTCAGTTTCCTTCATCAGTTGTAGCTCCTGTACCTGTATTATTCAGAGGCAGACAACTACAACTCGCTGGTGATAGAACTTTTGAACCCGTTACATTGACTATTATCAATGATACTGGTTTTGAAGTAAGAAACTCGTTTGAACGATGGATGAATGGTATCAGCGAACATAACAATAATACAGGAGCTAGTAATCCAACTGATTATATGGCTGACATTATTGTTGAGCAGCTAAATAAGCAAGGTGATGTTACTAAGACTTATGATATGAGAGGTTGTTTCCCAACAAATCTTTCTACAATCGAACTTTCATATGACAATGAAAACCAGATTGAAGAATTTACTGTTGAGCTACAAGTTCAGTATTGGGAGTCTGGAACCACTTCATAAAAGGGTTATAAATAATATTAGACGAGGGGAGACTAACTCCCCTCCGATAATATTGAGGTAAATAAAAAATGGCAGAACTTTTTGGTTTTGAGATCAATAGAAAGGGTGATAAGCTTCCAGAGCTTCCTTCTTTTGTTCCAGACACAGACGAAGATGGCGTTGGAGTTATCAATACGGGTGGTCACTTTGGCCAGTACGTGGATATTGATGGCGATACTGCTAAAAACGAAGTTGACCTTATTTACAAGTATAGAGATATAGCTTCGCATCCAGAGTGCGATGCTGCTGTTGAAGATATTGTAAATGAAGCAATTGTGGGCGATAATAGATCAGCTCCTATTGAAATTATAATGGACGAACTTAAAACGTCTGATAAAATAAAAAAGGCTATTAAAAACGAATTTGAAAATGTAATATCGTTATTGCATTTTAACTCTTATTCGCACGATATTTTTAGAAAGTGGTATGTTGATGGTAGATTACCATACCATGTTATTATTGATAATAATAATCCTAAAGCTGGTATTAAAGAATTAAGATATATTGACCCAACTAAACTCAGAAAGATCAAAGAAGTAACAGAAGAAAAAGATCCAAAGACTGGGGCTAATATAATTAAGAAGTCAGAAGAGTACTTCTTATTTCAAAATGACGCGATGCAGGGTAATAGCGAAGGTTTAAAAATCCATCCAGACTCAATTGTATATTGTACATCTGGTATGCTAGATCCATCACGCAAAAGAATTTTATCGCATTTACAGAAAGCGATTAAGCCTGTAAATCAACTAAGAATGATGGAAGATTCTCTAGTAATCTATAGAATTAGTAGAGCTCCAGAAAGAAGAATTTTTTATATCGATGTAGGTAACCTTCCTAAGGGTAAAGCTGAAGAGTATCTAAAAAACATTATGGGCCAATATAGAAATAAATTGGTTTATGATGCAAAGACTGGAGATATTAAAGATGATCGTAAGCATATGTCGATGTTGGAAGACTTCTTCTTACCGCGTAGAGAAGGTGGTAGAGGTACAGAAATTTCGACCCTCCCAGGAGGAGAAAATCTCGGACAGATTGACGACATCATATACTTCCAAAAGAAACTCTACAAGTCGCTCAACGTTCCAGCAAATCGTTTAGAGCAAGAGTCAGGATTTAATTTAGGTAGATCTACTGAAATTTCTAGAGATGAAGTAAAATTTAAAAAGTTTTTAGATAGATTAAGAAAAAGATTTAGCGATTTATTTTTACAGTTACTAAGGACTCAATGTTTATTAAAGGGTGTAGTCACTAAGGAAGATTGGGCTAGTTTTAAAGAAGATATTGCCTTTGACTTTATTGAAGATAACTACTTTAGTGAATTAAAAGAAGCTGAAATTTTAAGAGAAAGATTTGAGATGCTTTCTCAAATGGACGAGTACGTTGGTAAATATGTATCATACGAATGGATTCGTAAAAATATTCTAAGGCAGTCAGATGATCAAATTGCTGAAATAAGAAAGCAAATTGAAGCCGAAGTTAAAAGCGGCGAAATTGAAGTCGAAGATGATGAAGATTTTTAACCTTGAGATTTAAAATATTATAAATATATAACATAGGAAACTAATAATGAGTATTACAGATTTAATTGATAATGTAAAAGGCGGGGACAATGTTCAAGCCGCTAAAGATTTTAATAGTATCATGGCAGATAAATTAACAGCTGCTATGGATGCTAAGAAGATCGAAGTAGCATCTACATTACAAGATAGACAAGCCTCTAAAGAAGAGGGATAACTAAACGGAAAGAAATATATGAAGCTTATTGCAGAATATAATGACAATAACTTAGAAGTTATTGAAGAAAAAGTTAACGGTAAAAAGACTCTCGTAATTGAGGGTGTTTTTATGCAGGCAGACGCTAAAAATAGAAATGGTCGTATATATGAAAGATCTATTTTAGAAAATGCTGTTAATAAATACGTAAAAGAACAAGTAAGTACTGGGAGAGCTGTTGGGGAATTAAACCACCCTGAAGGTCCTTCCATTAACTTAGATAAAGTTTCACATAAGATTACTGAACTCAGGTTTGACGGAAGTAATGTTATAGGAAAAGCATCAATCCTAGAAACCCCTATGGGTCAGATCGTAAAAGGTCTACTTGAAGGCGGCGTAAAGCTTGGTGTATCAAGTCGTGGTATGGGAAGTCTTGTGCAAAAGAATGGCGCTATGTATGTGAAAGATGACTTTATGTTGTCTACAGTAGATATCGTTCAAGACCCTTCAGCTCCAGAGGCATTTGTCAATGGAATTATGGAAGGTGTTGATTGGGTATGGAATAATGGTGTACTTTGCCCACAAGAAGTTGAGAAAATTGAGACTGAAATCAAGGAAGCTCGAAACATGAGATCATCTGATGTTGAGATTAAAGCTTTTAAGAATTTCCTCTCTAAACTTGTAAATTCTTAATAGGAGAATAAATTATGTCTAATGACGAAATGAAAAATGATTTAGTCGAAGACGTATCAGAAACTGAAGAGCTTTCAAACGAGGAGCTCGTTGAAGACGAACAAGTTCAAGACGAAGAAATCGTAGAAGCTAGTGATGACGCTGAAGAAGAAGGTGATGACGAAGAGGAAGAAGTTAAGGAGTCTGATGAAGACGACGAAGACGAAGAGCCTGTTGTTGAAATGCCTAAAACTAAAGCTGCTATTATGGCATCAGTAAATGATATGTTGAAGAAATCAAAAAAGGAAGGTGCACAGAAAATCTATGCGTCAGTTATGAAAGTAATTAACGCGCCTGATGTTGAGGAATCTGTAGTAGTTGCTAAGGAAGACGTTAATGTCGACCATATCGACTATTCTGAAGACCTTGACCACCTAGTTGCTGAAGAAGCTACTTTGTCAGATGGTTTCCAAGCGAAAGCTGGAATTATCTTCGAAGCTGCTTTGAAGTCTAAAGTAGGTGCAGAGATCGAAAGATTAGAATCTGAGTATGTTCAAAACCTTGAAGAAGAAGTAACTGAAATCAAGTCCGAGCTAGTAGAAAAGGTAGATTCATACCTTAACTACGTGGTTGGTAACTGGATGGAAGAAAATAAAGTAGCAGTTGAAACTGGTCTTAGGACTGAAATTGCTGAAGACTTTATGGCTTCTCTACAATCAGTGTTCAAAGAACATTACATTGAGGTTCCAGAAGGTAAGGTTGACCTGGTCGACGAATTAGCCGAGCAAGTCGCTGAACTGGAAGAGTCTCTAAATAAATCAACAGAAGAAAATATTGCGCTCACTGAGTCTGTTTCCGGTTTGGAAAGAGCTGAGATCGTAAGAAATGCTTCTGCTGGGCTAGCATTAACTGAAGCTGAAAAGCTTGCATCTTTGGTAGAAGATATTGACTTCGATTCAGCAGAAACTTTCGAAATGAAAGTAAATGTTGTTAAAGAGTCTTACTTTAAAACTGAAGCTCAAGAATCAGTAGATGAAGCTCAAAAATTAGTGGGTACTGACGAAGTTTCGGCTGAACTCAGTGATACTATGGCTAGATATACATCAGCTATCTCAAAATATAAAAACGTCTAATAGGAGAAACAAAAAATGTTTAACGCAGACAAAAACTTAATGGAAAAGTGGGCTCCAGTTCTTGAGCACGCAGAAGTTCCAACAATTCAAGACAGTCACAAACAAGCAGTAACTGCTAGACTTCTTGAAAACCAAGAAATCGCAGCACGCGAAGAGCATGTTGCTAAATCAGGTACCTTCCTTGGCGAAGATGCTCCTGCTAACCAAACTGGTGGCAACGTTGCTGGTTTTAATCCCGTTCTTATCTCTTTGGTAAGACGTGCAATGCCTAACCTTATCGCTTATGATATCGCTGGTGTTCAGCCTATGACTGGTCCTACTGGTCTAATCTTTGCTATGAAGAGCAAGTACAGCACTCAAGGTGGTACTGAAGCTTTGTTTGATGAAGCTAATACTGCTTTCTCTGGCTTGGCTAGTGTTACTCAAGAAGCTGGTCCTTCTGGTCTAGAAACTGCTGCCGATGATGGTGATGGTTCTTTGGCAACTGGCGAAACTTCTGGCGAAATCGTTTCCGATTATGCTGGTGGTCTTAGTACTGCTGCTTCTGAAGCATTGGGTACTGGCGGTTCAGGTGGTTCATTCGGTGAAATGGCATTCTCAATCGAGAAAGCTACAGTAACTGCTAAGTCAAGAGCTCTTAAAGCTGAATACACTATGGAACTTGCTCAAGATCTTAAAGCAATCCACGGTCTAGATGCTGAAGGCGAGCTTGCTAACATCCTTTCTTCTGAAATCCTTGCGGAAATCAACAGAGAAGTAGTTAGAACTGTAAACCGTACTGCTAAGCTAGGCGCTCTTCAGGCTTCTGCTACTGTTAAAGGTATCTTCAATATGGATACTGATTCAGACGGTCGTTGGTTGGCTGAGAAGGCTAAAGGTTTGATCGTACAGATCGAAAGAGAAGCTAACGTTATCGCTAAAGAGACTCGTAGAGGCAAAGGTAACTATGTTATCTGTTCTTCTGACGTAGGTTCTGTACTTGCTGCTTCTGGCATGCTTGATTACAGCCCAGCTCTTGCTACTAACCTTAACGTTGACGATACTGGTAATACTTTTGCTGGTGTTCTTAATGGTAAGTTCAAAGTATATGTTGATCCATATGCGACTGGCGACTACGTTTGTGTAGGTTACAGAGGTACTACTCCATATGACGCAGGTGTATTCTACTGCCCATACGTTCCTTTAACTATGGTTAAAGCGATCGGTGAGGAAGACTTCCAGCCAAGAATCGGCTTCAAAACTAGATACGGTATGGTTGCAAACCCATTCGTAGCTACTGATGGAACCGTTGGTGCTGATCGTGCTAACCCATACTTTAGAATCTTTAGAGTAGACGGTATCATGGCTAGTGCTTAATCTTTAATTAGATTAATCTTAAAGGGTCCTTCGGGGCCCTTTTTTTATGTGTATAAATAGATATAAGGAAGATGTTCTGCGTATCAAGTGATACGTACTGCACATGAGTGGATAGGAAACCACCCCCGGAATTACAAGATAGGAGATTATCATGCATAAGATTTTTGCATTAATGACAGTAGTTTTGTTAGCTGGTTGTAATACAGTTGACTCAGTAATTGATGGCACTAAGAATATTGTTGGTGGTGTTGCGTCTGACGTTGCTGGAGTTACTACCGGTACTTTAGATGTTGTATCAGATACAATTAAAAGTGCTGCCGATAAAACTGGTGTTGAATCATCTGAAGCTGAATAAGTAAAGTTTTAGGAGTTAGCTGGCCATGGATTGGCGTTTAACATTTAAAAGAGTATAAATAGATATATGACAACATTAAATAAAAACTTTTTAAGTCCCGTAGGGTTTCAATTTAAAATAGATTCAACTAAGTATTCGAACGTTGAATATTTTTGTACGTCAGTAACTTTGCCTGATTTGTCTTTATCAGAAGTTGCTACTCCATATAAAACTTCTAATATGGGTATGACCGGAGATAGAATTAACTTTGGCGATTTATCTATTAGATTTAATATAACTGAAGATATGGAAAACTATATCGAAATGTTTAATTGGATGCATAATATAATTCAAAAGGGAGAGTCATTTAAGTCAGATGCTACTCTTTCAATATTGAGTAGTCATAATAATGTCACAAAGGAAGTAACGTTTAGAGATTGCTTCCCAACTAGTTTAGCCGCTGTTGAATTTTCGACACAGCAGACTGACATTGAATACTTACAAGCTGATGTAACATTTAAATATACGTACTTTGAAGTAACGTAAATATATAAGTTTACACAGAGTATACAGAAATATGTGCTTTCTGTATACATATAAATAATTTTATACTATGGAGATATAATGAATAATTTAGAACAAATACTTGAAATGTGGAAGAAAGATTCCGTTATTGATGAACTGCAACTAGACCAATCGGCTAGAGATTCAGCAAAGCTTCATTCGAAGTACTTAGAACTATACTCTATTAATAAACTAAGATTTAAAAAATTAGACTTAGAGTTTAAGGTATTGTTACGAGATAAGTTTATGCACTATAATGGTAAGCTAACTCAAGCTGAAATGGACGCAAAAGGTTGGTCGTATGATCCATTGAATGGTCTTACAGTATTAAAAGGCGATATGGATAAATGGTATGATTCAGATCCATTGATTCAAGAGCATCAAGCTAAAATGCATTATACTCAAGAGTTGATAGATACATTAAAAGAAATAATGGAAAATATTAAGTGGCGTCATCAAAATATTAAAAATATCATTGAATGGAATAAGTTTACTAGCGGGATGTAATGGAAAAAATTATTGTCAAAAAGAAGAACGAAGTCTTTCTCCATATTGTGACCGAAGCAGGGATAGAGATGGAATTAACAGAGCACTTCTGTTTCTATGTTCCAGGGTATAAATTCATGCCAGCATACAAAAATCGTATGTGGGATGGCAAAATACGCCTATTTGACTTAAGAAAAAAG